GCTGTAACCTTGGAACTGCGGGATAGCAACCTGACCGCCTGCCAACAATGCGCTAATCTCGTTGATCGGCATGGATCGCATTGCTGCCTGCTGTGCAAGCGCCTGTTGGATAGCGGTGTTGCGGAACTGCTGCTGCGCGATGCCTTGCTGGAACGCTTGTTGTTGCGCGGCGTTTTGGAATGCAGCCCGTTGCGCGTTAATGTCAAAGCCTTGCCCGATGGCGGCATTACGCTGGTCTTGCTGCGCCATAAGTTGATTAAAGGCTTGCGATTGCGCTTGGTTCTGCGCGGCCTGACGCGCCAACTCCTGCTGCATCGCTTGAGCCTGCGCTTGATTGTAGAACTGCGCGGCTTCTTGCGACTGACCGACCTGTTGAGCCTGACGGGCAAGGTTGGCTTGTTGAGCGGCAAGTTGCTGCTGGAAGTTCTGCCCTGCGGCAGCGTTCTGCAACTCTTGCACGTTGACGCCTTGACCGAAAAGCTGCTGCAACGCTTGGTTAGTCGCTTGGTTTGCGGCCAATTGGCGCTCGTAATTTTGGCCGATGGCTTGGTTTTGCAGTTGCTGCGCCTGTTGGCCCATGCCGAACTGTTGCAATAACGCCTCTCGGTTGAATTGCCCGGCACCCAAGGCTTGTTGGTAGTTTTGTGCAAGAGCGGCGTTTTGCGCTTGCTGTGCTTGCAACGCTTGCTGGAAATTTTGCGAAATGGCTTGATTTTGCGCTTCTTGCGCTGATTGGCCTTGAGCAAAATTTTGCGCGATGGCGCGATTGATTGCCTCTTGCGCTTGCTGTTGCGTCTCAAAGCCTGCCAATGCGGCTTGTTGGCCGAACTGCTGACCGGCTAATTGCTGTGCAAAGCCTTGTTGTTGCGCCTGATTTTGCGCCTGTTGCGCGGCAAGAGCTTGCTGATAGTTTTGCTGCACGGCTTCGTTGGCAAGCTGCTGGGCTTGTTGGCCCATTCCAAACGACGCCAGTTGCGCCTCGCGGCCATATTGCCCTGCGGCAAGGCGTTGTTGGAATGCTTGTTGTTGCGCTTGGTTTTGAGCGCCTTGCGCCGCCAATGCTTGTTGGAAATTTTGCGTTAGAGCTTCGTTGTATAACCCCAGCCCCTGTGCGCCCAACCCAAACTGCTGCATTGCAGCTTGGTTTGCAAATTGACCCAGAGCTTGTTGTTCAGCCAATCCCTGTTGCCGCATTTGCGCGTCAAGCGAAATGCCTTGCAAAGCAGCTTGAGTTATTAAATCGTTTTCTTTCAACATTTGCGCCGACATCGCGGCGTTATACGCCTCGCCACCCGGTCGCAAACCTTGATTAATTAATTGAGTTTGAAGTTGTTGGCGTTCGCCTTGCAACTGCGGTGAAAGCCGAGACAAAATTGCTTGTTGCGCCGTCATGCCTGCGTTTACCGGCATAGCGGCCAAGTTTGTGGTGCTTAACTGGCGCTGCAACTCGGGTGTTGCCAAATCGCCTCGCGCATAACCAAATCGGCCTTCTTGTACGTTGCGCGATACATCGCCAACGCCTGACAAGTTTAAATTTTGATCAATTTGAGCTGCTGCTGGCCCACGACCTGCAAATCCAAAGTCTCCTGCCGTTGGCGCTCCCGCAATTTGGCCCAATTGCGAGGTGTCAAATCCGCTCAATCGCAGGCCGGCGGGGCCGCCAGATGCGAAACCAAACAATCCAGCGTTGGGGCCACCAAAAGCCGTGCCAAACGATTGGCCGCTGGGGGCATTTTGTGCGTAAAACTGATTGGCGTCTAATTGCCCAAGGTTAGTTGGCGCGGCAGGGCCACCACCCGCCAAGCCATACATCTCGGCCTGTGCGGGCAACTGTGCGCCCTGCACGGCAACATTGGCCTGCGCCATTTGCCCCGGCCCAACTTGCCCCGGCAATGCCTCCATGCCGTATTGGCCGGTCGGCGCGTAAGCGGCTGTTGGTGCGCCTGCAATGCCACCCGTCGCGGCTTGCTGCGAGGTGTATCCAATTGCTTCGGCAGGCCCGGCAAGTTCACGTTGCTGCGGCCCTGCGTACCCAATGGTGTAATCAATGTTGGGCAGGCTGCCTGCATCAAACGGTTTGGCAACCGATAGGTCTTTGATGCCATACGCAGCGTTTTTGGCTGCTAAATTTAACCAATATTCCGCAGCTTGCTGCTGATCAAACGACATCTGTCCCAATTCGGACAGTTTTTGCGTGACAGTCGGCTGCTCAATATAGGTGGTAAACGCCTCTTGGTTTGGCGCTTCGCCCGCCATTTCGGGATTAGAGAACAGCCGCTGCTGGTAGGCTTCCATCGCCTTGTTATAGGCGTCGGTGTCTACCGTCGGCGTTCGTTGCCAAGTCACCGTCTGCGACCCGGTGGGGCCGTAGATGTTGGGATTGGACATATAAGCCGATTGCTTGGCGGCGGCCAAGTTTTCGGCTCCTTGCTGCCGCGCTAACGCGGCGTAATCAGGTGCTGGCGGTGGTGCTGGCGATTTTTTGCCCATACCTCGGCACCAAGAAACGACCCTTGTCAGGCGTTTGCGTCTTAAAAACAATGTCTCCGTTGGGTGCGCCATCCTTAATGCTCGATTCCTCGGAAAACCCCATTTTCGTGACCAGTTTCAGCGCCCGGGTATGGTTGCTGGAAATCGGCCCTATTATCTTATCAACATTTGCGACGTTGTAGGGATAGTCGTACACAGCGGCTATATATGCCGGGGTGACCTGATCCCAAGTGATGTGACAAACGACTGACCTGCCGTTCCACATCTCATAAACCGTACCGGCGACAAGCTGGCCGTCTTTTTCAAGGCCAATGGCAACTGAACGGTCAGCGTTATAGCTGCCATCCGTGCGTGACATGACCCAATGGCCCACATGAGGGCCGCTGACTATATTCCAGCCCATCCGATTTGATACACCACATCGGTTGATGCCCATTGGATTTGCAGGTTTTCGCTTACGCTGTTGAACGAAATGGCCCCGCAATACCCAATTCCCGTGACGCCCGCTTGGTTATTGCTGATGACGACATCAGAACCCCAAAGCGCAACGTCCCACAATCCGACACCCCACAAACCCGCCACCGATGGACTGAACGACAGCGCGCCGGTTTGGTCGGCGGTTTGGAAATCCGTATTAATGCCGATGACGATGTTGGGTTGCCCGTTGCTAAAAATGCTCGGCCTAGCGCGGGTGAAGTATTTAACGACGCCTCGCGTCTCAAAGTAGTTAAACGCCTGCAACGCCTTGGCGCGGATCGGCTCGCCATCATCGGCATAACCGCCATCGCCGGTTGTCCAAGCCTTTGCAACGTAAGTATTGCCACCGAAATACGGCTCGTTTTCTACCAACGCCCAACATGAAGCGTTCCACCCCGTAAAATTGCACCACGCTTTTGTGATGTTGTTCATCACAAACTGCTGTTGGCCGGTAGATACCGGCACATTGACGATCAAAGCGTTGTTCAGCGGGTTATAGAGCAACCCCCACCCGAAAGTGTCTTTATAAGTGCGCGCAGCAGCGGCAAAAGCGCCTTGAATTTTGTCCGAGAGGGCGATGTTGGGGTCAAGTCGGGACGATTGCAGCGCCGACGCAAAAGGAATTAGCCCGTCTAACGTCAAAATCAGCAAATCACCGCCATATTTTGTCATGCAACGGCGGGAAATTGGCGATCCAATGACCCAAACGCCGATTAACGCCCATGTAGAGGCGCTTGATGGGTCTGTGCCACGGTATACGGCCACCTCGCCTTGGTCAGAAATAAACACAAGGTTGTCGTCAACGCCGTAACCCGCGTCAATCGTCCAAGTCGCCATTGCTTGCAGCTTGCCGCCCAAGTGCATGACGCTGGACAGATCCAACGGTTGCGCTGCGCCGCCCACCGATGCTACCGGCAAATACCATGCTTTTAAGGTGTCCTTTTCAATGAACCACATTCGGTTCTTGAACAAGATCGGCTGGGTTAAGTTGGTCGTGGTAACGCCCGTGATGGCAGGCGTAGACACGCCGTCAATTGGCGTCCAACTTGTGCCGTTGTACAGCAGCGGCTTATTTACGCCATTGGCGGCATACAGGTATTGCCCGCCGCCCGTCGTGACGTTGGTATATTCCCATTGCGAGTTGGATAGGCTAGCAACTAATGCCGATCCCGCCGTACCTGCTGACGTAACGTCAAAAATTCGGCCGTCGCTGATAGCAAACAGCTTTACGTTTGACCCAGCGTTGTAGGTCATCAGCGTTTGCACTTCAGCAGGCAGTCCGGTTGCGTGTTTGACGTATCCACCGCGCAAATTCACGTTGGATACGCTTGGAAACATATTCTCCAAGTACACCGAATCCGTTGGAGCCATGTTGGCTAGCGCATCTCGGGCGTTCCAACCTCCGACGGGCGCAGGCAACGACGCCACGTTGGCCGTGGTGCGTTGGATTAGCCGTCTGCGAACGGGAGACGCCATCAGTTGCTTTCCGTGCCGTAACCGCTGTCAGGGATGTTGTCGTAGCCGATCAACACCGTACCCGGTCGCGGGGCAAAGGAAAGGTTAGCAGCAGCCGTGTCCTGACCAATGGCTGTTTCTAGCTCGGCGAGGTAATCACGATAAAGCGCCGTTGTGTCAAAACCCTTGGCCTCAAAATACTTGAGCTTGGTTCCCAGCACCATTACACGATCAGGGTAAACACAAGTATCGGTGTCAGCCGTAAAGCTGTTTTTTGGCACTCCAAGGGCGCTTTCAGCCCATGCCGCGCTGCGATACTCAAATCCAAGCAACTCGCCGCCGTTCATTCCCGGCCAAATCTGAAAGTATTTGCCGAGCAAACGCCATCGGATACGCGGGCCGGTGCTGATATAGCCCGACAACAACCATTCCCATTGTTGCGGCGACTCGGGGCCAAGCATTTCCCAACGCTTGCTTTTGTCCCAATGGGTGCGGTTAACCGTGCTAACGTAATCGGTCGGCAGGTCGTACTTCACTTTTTGGAAAATAACTTGGCCGCCAACCACCGTTTCAGTCGGCGCATAGTTCAACGCAACCGATGTTGATCCCGTTACGGCGGTGACATACGTTGCGTTGGGGATACCAACGCCCTGCACTTGATACTGCGTAGACAATCCCGCCGTCGTCGGAATTCCGGTAATAACAGCAACGCCATCTGCCCAAGAGCCGGTGGTTGTAATTGCTTCTGTGTAAAACGTATGTTGGCGGGTTAATTCGCGCCAATCAGCACGACGAAGCAGCTCGTATCCACAGGCGTTCATCAGAGCAAGAATCTGAATGACATCCTGACTTGCACTACCCGCGACCGTTTGCGGGGTTGGGATACCCAGCTCGTTTGTCACTTGCTGGAAAAGCTGAATCATCGTGCTGCCCATGCTATGCCTCCGTTAGTTCTTTCGGCGGGCGACCACGACGAGGCTTGTCCTCCATCAAGGCCGCCATTTGCGCTTGCAACTCGGCCAGCTGGCGCTTGGTGTCCTCAAGTTCTGCGCTGCTTTCAGCGCGGTTCTTGCGGTTCAAGTACAGTTTTGCCCGCTCACGCAGGCCAACTCCACCCATGCCGATGCGTTGCAGTTGTGCGTCTGACGCCAGAGCCAACTGCTCTACCGTCACAAACTTCAAAATAACCAGTTCTGCGATCTGGTCGCGTGTAATTTCCTCGGGAGCGTCCTTTTGCCACTCCGACAGCGGGGTGCCGATTTCTGCGGCCACGCCATCGCTCTGTTGCGTCTGAAAGTACAGCCATTGGCGCGGGAATCGTGCTTTATGTTCGTCGCGTGAGGGCTGATCAATGATGTTGGTCTTATCGCCGGGAGCCATGATGCGGCAGTAGGTCTTGCCTTTGCCGGGGCCATCGTCCTTGACGTAAAACTCAACGTGCAACTGTGCGT